GCCCACGGGTTTATTAAGCAGGCAGCAAAGAAATCTGGCAAAATGACCAGTGACGATTCCGAACAGGAGAACCAGTAATGGCCACCAGCACCCTTCTTTCTAACCCGGTATTCACCGTGAACGCCGTGGACCTCACGGATCAGACGCAAAGCCTTGACGTCAAAATTAAGGCCACCGCACTTTCTGCAACTAGCTTCGGAGATTCTTCGACCAAGTTCGTGGCTGGCTTGTACGACAACGAGGTAAGCGCAACCCTCTATTGGTCCTACGCATCCACGGAAACCTACGCAACGCTTTCCAGCCTTGTGGGAACTACCACCACAATTACGTGGAAGCCCAGCAGCGGCGCAACCAGTGCAACCAACCCGGTTGCCACCCTGACCGGGTGCTATCTTGAAGAACTGCCGCCGTCCTTTAAGGTGGGCGAATTGGCGCAGGTCACCGTGGTGTTTAAGGGCGGTGTCTATTCAGTCGCAACGTCCTAACACAGGACAGATAGGGGAAACAAAATGAAGTTTAAACTTCGCGTAGATCAGGGGGAAGGCCCCTACGAAGTAGAAACTTCCCTGTGGGTAGTGACCCAATGGGAACGCCGTTTCAAGCGTAAGGCTTCCGACATGGCCGCGGGCATCGGAATTGAAGACCTGGCGTTCCTGGCCCATGAAGCATCAAAAGCCGCAAGCATTGTGGTGCCTGTCGAACTGGACACGTTCATTAAGAAGCTGGTAGTGCTTGAAGTAGTGGGGGACGAGGAACCGCCTTTCCCTACAGACGCGGCACCTACCGCCGTTCTCTAGCACTTGTCTTAGTTCAATGCGGGTGGTGGCCGCCCAACATAGAATTTGACGTACAGGACTTGCACACGGTTCTGGACATACTGAAGGAACAAGCCAGACAATGAGCCAGGAAGCACCAGTGCAGTGGGAAGTGTATGGCTTGAAGGATGCCCTTCGGCAGCTGAACCGCATTGACAAATCCCTGCGCATGGAAATTACACGCGACTTTAAGCGCGTGGTAAAGCCTGTTGTGGATGATGCAAAAGCCCATGTGCCTATGGAACCGCCGCTGTCCGGCATGAAGTACAAATGGACGGTGAAGCGCACCGGGTTCCAGATGTTTCCGTGGGAAGCCCGCAAAGCTGTGAACATGGTTAAATCCAAAGTGTCTGGCAAGAAGCCCAAACAGCGCGGTGAATGGGTCACAGATTTGGCTGTGTTTTACATTGGCTGGTACGGCATGGCCAATACGGTGTATGACATGGCGGGCCGTAAGAACAGCAGCGAGATGGGCGACAACCTGACAAAGAAGCATGGGCCCGCGTCCCGTGTCATGTGGCCTGCGTGGGACCGAAACAAGGCAACTGTGGAAGATGAAGTGCTGGCCATTGTCGAACGCGTAGGCAAAGCTGTAAACCGCTATTTGATTGTTGGTGGCGCATGATTCGTATTCCCATTGTTTCGGAATGGAATGGCAAGGGCGTAGAAGAAGCCATCAAAAAATTCCAATCCCTGGAAACAAATTCAGAAAAAGCCCAATTTGCCCTTAGGAAAGCTGCTGTTCCTGCGGCCGCTGCATTGGCGGGTGTGACTGCTGCGGCGGGCTTTGCTGTTAAGGCAGCTATGGAAGACCAGGCAGCGCAGCAAGCGTTGGCGCGTCAGATCAAGACAACCACTGGCGCAACCAATGAAGCCATTAAAGCTAACGAAGATTTCATTACGCGCCTGTCCATGTCATCCGCAACAGCCGATGACGAACTGCGCCCGGCGTTGCAATCTTTGGTTGTTGGAACGGGAAGCCTGACCAAAGCACAAAGCCTGCTAAATGTCGCGTTGGATGTAAGCGCCGCAACAGGCCGCGATTTGCAGTCAACAGCTGATGCCCTGTCACGTGGGTTCAATGGAAACACAAAGGCACTTGGCACCCTGTCGCCTGAACTCAAAAAAATGATTAAGGACGGCGCATCATTCGATGACGTTCTAACTTTGCTAAACAACAATTTTAAAGGCGCGTCACAGGCCGCAGCGAACACCGCCCAGGGCGGCTTCAAGCGCATGACCATTAGCCTTAACGAGGCAAAAGAATCCATTGGCGCGGCGCTTCTCCCGGTGGCTGAAAAGCTGGCAGATTTTTTGACGCGTCTTGGAAACTTTGCGCAAGCAAACGCAGGCTTGGTTGCTGGTCTTGCGACAGCAGTGGGGTTGTTCGCGGCGGCCATCGTTGGCGCAAACGTTGCCATGAACGCTTGGAAAGCTATTTCCGTTATTACCACAGGCATAAACATGGCGTTGGCCACCAGCTTTACAGCCGTCCAGATCGCTACGGGTGTTGGTATCGCCACCGCAATTATTGGTGCGGGTGTGTGGATGAAGCTAAAGAACACCTACAAGCAGACGGGTGAAGAAGTAGACAAACTGAACGGCAAAACCAATCAGTTTATTTTGACGCAAAAAACACTGCAAACGTATGTAGGCCCCGTGGCATCTCGCAACCTTGCTGAACTTCAGAAGTACAACGAGGAATACCGCAAGTCCCTGGAACGGACAAACGCGGCAGTTGACAAGGCGAAAGAACGCCACAAAAAGTTTGTTGAAGGCATCAAGTCTGCGCGTGAAGCGTTGACGGAATACGCACAGGGTATTGCATCAAGTGTTGCCGGGTATGTCTCTTTGCGTGGCGCAGTCGATGACGCGCAGCAACGCGAAGACAAATACAAGGATGCGCTTACCGAACGTGCAGACGCGTACGCTGATCTTAAGAAATTGACTGATTCGCAAACCGCGTCTGAAGAACAGTTGGCAGCAGCAAAGACCAGGGTGGCTACTGCTGAAACAGCTGTCACCGCGGCATCTAGCCAGCGGCGCACCTATACCCAGCAGTTTGCGGAACAGATCGCAAAGGCTAAAGAGTTTGCAGGCAAGCTAAAGACGCTTGCTGCTATGGGTTTGTCCAGGGCTGGTTTGGCACAGCTGATGGACCTGGGCCCGGTTGCTGGTTCACAGGTTGCGGCTGACTTGATTTCGGGAACCGCAGGCATCACAGTGGCAAGCCTTAACCAAGACTTGTTGGACGTATCCAACGCAGGCTTGGAAGTTGGAAACCAAATGGTGGCCGCTGACAGGTCGATTTTGGGCACCGCCGCATCCAATGAAAAGAAATACCAAAGCGTGGTTATTAACGTAAACGGCGGAGACCCGCAAGCAGTTGTTAATGCGCTGCGTTCCTACATGTTCCAAAACGGTTCAGTACCCATCCGCGTTTCTGGTTGACCCATGCCGTTCTGGACCTACACCTATCAGAAGATCAACAATGACGGAACGCTAACAAGCATCCCAAGTTCATGTGTCACAGCTGGAACCTGGACCAGCAATAAACTGAACGTGACTGACCCAGTGACCACCAGCCTGGGTGAACTGCGCGGCCGCCTTCCCGCGTCCATGCCATCCATTTCGGTTGGTGATGGAATCCGCATCACAGCCACCAACGGTGCAAACACCATTGAACGTGATCTTCTCATCAACGATTACATTGTGAACTACGGCATGGTGCCAAACGCTGACACTTGGACAATGGCCCTAGAAGATGTGCTTGCACAAATTGGACGTGCCAACGCCACGTTTTCATGGTCAGCTAACATCAAAACGCAAGCCGCAGCGCAGTTGATTGCTAACGCATCCGGGTGGGAGTTGAACCAAATTACCCCGGACCCGTCTAAGTCGCTGGTATCGGCGCAGTCTTTTACCAACGAAAATTGTTTGGACATTCTGCGCAAACTGGCGTACACGGAAGAAGGCCGTGTGGCTTCCCAGGGGGCCACCCTGTATCCATTCACGGGGACCACTATTTGGTTTTGGGTGTTTCTGCCACGGCCTGCATACACCAACGTAGCTGGCGTGTTGACCGACAACGTGACAAACCTTGCAACACAGATCGCCTATGACAATGTGGCGTTTTCAGGCATTGGGGACAATTACTGGAATAAAGCCATTGTCGAACCATCTGGGCTTGCAGCCCAATCCAGCGGCACAGGCACCCGCGCATACATAGTGCAAACCTATGACGTGTCAACCACACAAGCCTTGTACAACGCGCAATACATAGCGGCCCAGCTGACTTCAGCCACCGCCACACCCCGCACAATCAGTTTCCTTCAAGAAGCCCAGGGCGGCTATTACAAGCAAATTGGGGATGTTGTCCAGGTGACGTTGCGTGGCAGTTCGTATTACGCAGCGGTGTTGTCGCAAACCTGGTCTTGGACACCGCAGGAAACCCGGGTCACGTTGAACCTTGCCCCGTACAGCAGCAGCAATTGGTTGGTGTTGAATAACACAGTCTTGGGCAGGCTGGATTACAACAAGTTAGGATTTTGACATGGCTACGCCTCCGACATTCAGCACTGGTTCCGTTCTCACGGCCGCACAAATGAACCAAATTGGGTTGTGGTCAGTCACGCCGTCTAGTGTCACAAACGGCAGCATTGTTTCAGGCACATCCACCGCTACCGCAAACGCGGCTGTGTCAAGCATCGTCCTAAACGGGGTGTTTAGTTCAACGTATGAGGCGTACCGCCTTGTCATCAGCAATTTGACAATGAGCGCCACCGGCACCGGAACCTCCGTCTACGTCAAAATGCACGACGGGACCAACCCAGCAAACACCAATTACAACTGGGGATTTGCCCGCATTGACATTGCTGCAAGCACCATTGCTGGACCAGCGCAGGCGCTCGGAACGAACGGTGTCCTTATTGGGCGCGGAACCGGAGACAAATTCGGAACATCCATTGACATCGTGAATCCACAACTTGCAACACACACGCTGTTTCCGCAAATTAGCGCCGTGAACGTGTCAACTGGCTATATGTGGATTGGCGCTGGTATGCATCAAACGTCAACCGCCTACACAGGTATGCAAATACTTGTTGACACAGGAACAATGACTGGCGGAAGTTTCACCGTGTACGGGTACAACAGATGAAAATTGCTAACCCTTCCAAAGCGTTCATTCTGTTGGTGGCCCTTATCTGCGTCACCATCCTGATGGCACTGGGCAAAATCTCCCCGGAAGCTGGGCTTCCTGTGATCACCGCGTTTGGCGGCTATGGCATCGGCAACGGCATCGGAGCCCGCACAGGCAAGAACAGCCCCCACATCTTTGAACCCGCAGACCAGGATGGCTAGGCCGTACCCCTACGCCAAAGCCTGGGACGCAGGACGCGCCAGTGACCTGATCACCAGGGCTGTGGATTTGTGCCACCGCCGCTGGCGCACAGTCGATTACGGCACCTACGCCAACCGCCCCATGCGAGACTTCCCAGCACACCTGTCCGTACACGCCACAGGAATGGCCTGTGACCTGGCGTACAAGGACGAGACACAAGCGCGGGCCATGTGGGATTTCTTTGTGGGGAACAGCCTTGCGCTGAACGTGGCAGCCGTTCACTGGTACAGGTTCGGCAAGTTCGGGGCTGGCTACCGCTGCGACAGGGGCGAAGGAAAGCGCGGGGTGCGTATCTACCGCAACCGCACAGAATCAGCTGGGACCGGGGGGGCCTGGCTGCACCTGGAACTGGTGGACATGGACCCAGACGAATGGGAAAAACGGTTCAGGGCCCTGAAACCTAAATGATCGCGCTGGGGGGCTTGGGACGGTAAACCCAGCGCATGGTGGGGTGGCCGGATACCCCTAGTTCGGCTGCCCCACCACCACCCCGCTAGATGTTTGCATTTGGTGCCTCGGTGTGGTTAAATGTTTGCATGACGGAATACGAATACCGCGCAAGCATCCCATTCCACGGTGGCGAACCCACCCCAGAAAACGGCTTCGGGGACTACCCCGAATACCGCACCATTCAGGGCATGGCCTACTTCCCCAGCGATCAAGACGCAATCGCCAAATGGGAAAAGAAGTTTCGCAAGCTGGGCGGTGTCCTGCTGCGTGTCGAACGCATCGGCTGGGAAGGCGACAACATCACCAGCACCACCGTCTATGACCTTCACACACTTGAAAAGGAAACCGCATGAAGCTGTTTAAAAGAACACCCAAAATGGTCCGGGTCCGATGCCCCTGGTGCCAGCAGCCGTATCGCGTCAACACCGCCGTAAAGATCACGTTGGTTCGCTGCGTCAAATGCGCCCGGAACTTTGGGCCCCATGACTGGTGGGTGCAGAAATGAACGCACCCAGCCTGTTCGACAACATCCCCGAACCGCCCACACCCTACGTGGCTGGGTCAGACACCAGCCGTGAACGCGCCATCAAAGAAGACACCACAGGGATAGCAACAGAACGCAGGCAAACAATCCTGGCGCTTCTGACCCAAGCCCCGGACGGTTTGACCTGGCGCGAAATCTCCCACAGGTTGGGCTGGCACCACGGCCAAGTGTCATCCGCGCTGTGCGTCCTGCACAAACAAGGCAAAATAGCCATGCTGACAGCCAAGCGCGACAAGTGCCACCCATACGTGCATCCCGCGTTTTTCCAGGCACACGCTGATGAACTGATCATGGAACCAGCGCAAACACGCGCGGGCCGCAAAAATGAAGCCATCAACGATGTTCTAGAAGCTGCACGTGCCTTCTGCCAGACAGGACTAGGAGCAGGCGCAATCAGGGACGCATTACGCGTTCTGGACAGCCTGGACGAATAGGGTAAAGACCACACCAGGCCTGAACACCTAGTCCCACCATCACGGTATGGGTGCGGGGGCCGCCAACCAAAGGTTTAAAGGTTGCTGAAAAAAGTATGCGCCATCACTTTCCTTCTCACGTTCCTTCCCGCCCAGCCTTCTGCCGCGCAGTGGAACCACCCACTGCCATTTGCGGTGTACCGCAGTCTGTCGAACTGCGAGACCGGGACGAATCTGGGGCACATAACGAAAACGTACGTGGGGGCGTATGGGTTTACAAAAACGGTGTGGGGATGGTATTCATCCACGCCCGCCCGGAAAGCCCACACCCTGACGTTTGCGCAGCAATCCCGCGTGTTAGATCGCGCGTTCTTCTTTGGGTACAAATCACGCGCAGCTGTCGGGCCCTGGGGACATGGCTGCTGGAAAAGGCTGTGGCTTACCAACCACGAATTGCGCGTAAGCGTGTGCAATAATGGCAAACGGCAAGT